AAGGTGGTAGCGCAGGACAATGGTCTGCAAGAAAAGCTCAGATGCTAGCAAAAGAATACAAAGCTAAGGGTGGAGGCTATAAAAACTAATGGCTCTTAAAAAGTCACAAAAAAGTTTAAAAAAATGGACAAAGGAAGAATGGGGTACTAAATCAGGAAAACCCAGTACCCAAGGTTCCAAAGCCACAGGTGAAAGATACTTACCTAAAAAAGCAAGACAAGCTTTATCAACTAAGGAATATGCCGCTACGTCCAGAAAGAAAAAAGCTGACACTGTTAAAGGAAAACAAGTTAGCAAACAACCTAAAAAAATAGCTAAAAAAACAGCACGATATAGAAAATAGTTCTTGACATTTGTTTTTTAATGTGCTATAATATATAGTATACTATGTATTTAGTATATTTAAATTTTAATTTAATAAACTGTCCTTTAGGAGAAACAGTAATGGAAGATAAAGAACTCGAAAAATTCTATAGAGCTTTTGAGGAAATGTTTAGAACAGATGGTTGGAAAAACTTACTTTCTGATCTTTCTCAAAATGCTATGCAGATTAATTCAATCGAAGCTTGTAAAGATGTGAAAGACCTTTCATTCCGTAAAGGACAACTTTCAATGATAGCTAACCTATTGAATCTTGAAACGCAGATAGAAACAGCCAAACAACAGGCTGAGGAAGAGCAAGAAGAACTAGAAAACGAAGATGAAATTATTGAAGAGTAATCTAAGTTGGCTATAATAATTGACTTCCGATGTGACAACGGACATACTACTGAAAAGTTTATAGATTCTAAAACTACCGAAATAGAATGTCCTGAATGTTCATTAATGGCTAGTCGAATCATATCTTCCGTTCGCAGTCTTTTAGACCCCCTTTCAGGTGACTTTGCAGGTGCTACCATGAAATGGGCGAGAGACCGCGAAAGGAAGATTCAAAAAGAACGTAAGGCTAACTCTTAACCGAACCCTTACATACAATACACCTCCATAATGAGATTACTCACGGAGTTTAATAATGGCAACACTAATAGATGAGCGTCCACTTTTAGACGATACAACTGAAACTGAAAGCGTAACAGACATAACTAAACAAGAGCCTCCAGTAGAGCAACCTCTTGTAGATGAACGGCCTACACAGGAACTTGAAGAACAGGAACTTCCTGATAAATACAAAGGTAAGAGTACAGCGGATATAGTGCGTATGCATCAAGAAGCTGAGAAACTCTTAGGTAAACAAAGTTCTGAAGTAGGTGAATTACGTAAAGTTGTTGATGACTATATACAGACACAACTCTCTAACACAGAAGCACCGCAACAAACTTCTGAAGACGAAGTAGATTTTTTCTCTGATCCCGACAAGGCAGTCGAAAGAGCTATTAGTAATCATCCTAAGATTAAAGAAGCAGAGCAAGTATCTGCTCAATACAAACAAAATGCGGCTATGACCGAACTTCAAAATAGACATCCTGATATGAAGGATATTTTGGAAGACGGTAAGTTCGTAGATTGGATCAAAGGATCAAAGATTCGCACACAGCTTTTTGCACAAGCAGATCAGCAGTATGATTATGAGGCCGCAGATGAACTTTTTAGTAATTGGAAGGAACGTCAGCAAGTTGTAGATCAAACTGCCGCTAATGAGAAACAACAACGCAAAGACACTATTAAGGCCGCATCCACAGGAAATGTTAGAGGAAGCGGAGAGCAGTCAGCAAAGAAAATCTACAGGCGTTCAGACATTATTAAACTTATGAAGGACGATCCTGAACGATACATGTCATTATCCGATGAGATTATGCTAGCTTATCAAGAAGGGAGAGTCCGACACTAATTAATCTTATTATAGGACTTTATCATGGCTACATCAACTTATCCCGCAATGGGCGGGGCAGTAGACAACACTAGCGCGGCTACTTTTATTCCAGAAATCTGGAGTGACGAAGTAATTGCGGCTTATCAATCTAACTTAGTATTGGCTAACCTAGTCAAGAAAATGAGCATGACAGGCAAGAAAGGTGATACCATTCACGTTCCTAAGCCTACTCGTGGCTCTGCGTCTGCTAAAGCAGAAAACACCGCTGTAACTATTCAGAACGCTACTGAGAGCGAAATTCAGATTTCAATCAATAAGCACTTTGAATACTCTCGTCTTATCGAAGACATTACTGAAGCGCAAGCTCTAGCTTCTCTACGTCAGTTCTACACTGGTGACGCAGGTTATGCTTTAGCGAAGCAAGTTGACAATGACTTATTTACCCTAGGTAAGTCTTTAGGTAATGGTGACGGATCAGATTGGACTCACAGCACTGTTTATAACTTTGCAGGTGGTTCCGGTATTGAAGCTTACGCTGTAGATTCAGTAGCTTCTACTGATGTATTTAACGATGCGGGTTTCCGTGCCGCTATTCAGGTATTGGATGACGCTGACGTTCCTATGGATAACCGATGCTTTGTTGTTCCTCCTTCTCTCCGTAACGCTATCATGGGCGTTGATCGCTACATGTCTTCTGACTTTGTAGATGGACGAGGTGTACGTAACGGTCAGATTGGAAACCTATACGGCGTTGACGTATTTGTTTCTAGCAACTGTCCAATCATCGAAACCGCTTCTGCTAACTCAGCAGGTGGAGATGTTAAAGCCGCTATGCTCCTTCACAAGGACGCTATGGTTCTTGCTGAACAGCAGGGTGTGCGTTCTCAGACTCAGTACAAGCAAGAGTTCCTTGGTACTCTGTACACTGCTGACACTCTATATGGTACGCAGGTAATGCGTCCTGAAGCAGGTGTTGTATTGGCTGTAAATGGCTAAGTAAGAAAAATAGGGACTCCTCTTTTATAGGGGAGTTTCTTTTTATTTTATTCAACAGAGGCGCTTATGGCTATATTTAGAGGCACAGGTGGTTCGGGTACTTCCACTAGTCTAGGCCAATTAGACGAAATAACCCAACAAGCCCTCATTGCTACAGTTAAAGCAACCGAAGCATCTCAAAGCGCTACTTCTGCTCTTACAGCTTTTGATAGTTTTGATGATACATATTTAGGTGCTAAATCTACTGCTCCTTCAGCAGACAATGATGGAGACTCACTATCTTTAGGCAGTCTTTACTTTGACACTACACAAGATGTTTTACGAGTTTATACAGGATCAGGTTGGTCAAGCGTAACTTCAAGTGGACAGTATTTACCTCTTTCTGGAGGAACCTTAACGGGTGATTTAAGCTTAAGCAATAATTCGTTTAATGATTTTCAAATTGATGCGGGAAATTTTTAACAGATACTAGGGATTTAAGACAATGGCACAAACAATTAAAATCAAAAGAAGTACAGGCTCTTCAGCACCTTCAACACTTGCAAATGGCGAGTTAGCTTACCTTAATCACTCTTCAAGTAAAAAGCTATACATTGGCCGTCCTGGAGGCGGTACTGGTGACATAGATGTCATCGGTGGTAAAGACTTTACTGACAAGCTAGACCTCATTGGTGCGGCCAACGGAGCCAATGCCGCAGACGCAAGCGTTGTGGCTTCTGCAACTAATTTAGGTGTTATTAGGATTGGCGATGGCCTTTCTATAGCCCCTAACGGAGTAGTATCTGCTGATGAAGTAACAGCTACTTCTGTTAGAACCGTAGGCGCTTTAATGGACGATGAGGTAACTAATCTTGCACAGGTAAAAGCATTCAGTTCTTCAGACTATGCTACATCGGCACAAGGTACTCTTGCTACAAACGCACTTCCTAAGTCAGGAGGTACTTTAACTGGTGATTTAGACTTTGATGATCTAAATAAAGCTATTTTTGGGTCTGGTAATGACTTAAGTGTGTACCATGACGACACTTACCTTAGTAACACTGGAGCATCTTTTATAGAAGAAAATGGGACAGGTAATCTCATTATCAAGGGTTCTAATATTGAAGTCAGAAGTTCGACAAATGAACTGTATGCTCAACTTGTTCAGGATGGTGTAGTTCAACTTGCTTGTGATAATGTCGTCAAATTGTCTACTACAGGCTCCGGTATAAATGTGATTGGTGAGGTAAAAGGTGATTCTTTAGATATAGATGGCGACGCTGATATATCAGGTGATTTGACGGTACATGGCGACCTTGAAGCAGCCAACTTCACTTTCACTGGTGACGAGATAAGTTCTTCAGGGTCTACGATGACACTTGACCCTCACGCTGACGGAATTACAGGTAAGGTTGTTGTTAATGGTGACCTTGAAGTAAAAGGCGTAACTACAACGATTAATTCTACTACAGTAACAATCGCTGATAACTATATTCAACTTAATTCTGCTCAAGATGAAAATAGCGCACCTCCTAATACTATGTTCTGTGGTATTCAAGTAGATCGTGGAAATCAAGCATATGACTCTGGAATTTATTGGGTTGAGTCCTCCGATGAGTGGGTCGTAAACACTGGTGGTGCAGGAATTAATCGTTTGATTCACGACAGTAATTTTGAAGCCAAATATCCAACACTGGATGGCGGTACATTTTAGTAAATAAATCTCTAGCGTACATACGCACATAAGGGAGCCACATGGC